GGTGCCCGATGTCCTCGTGAACGAGGATCCGGTACTGCTCCAGCTCTTCGCCGACCAGTGAGCCATCGTACAACTTGGAAAACTTGGCTCGCAACTGGTTCGCGTCGATCGTCGCGTACGACTCGCCGAGCACCTTCTTCAGCTCGTCCTCGGTCTTCTCGCTGAGCGCCAGCTTCCACGCGCGCGAACCGGTGATGGTCGAGATGAAGGCATCGACGATTTCGTCTTCGCCGTAGACGGTGTTGGCCTCGACCATCTTGGCGATCTGAGCGACCTTGCGGTTCGCCTCGTTCACCATCCCCTTGAGGAAGAGGTCGGCAGCCATCTTCGCCTCCTTGCGGAGGTACGCGGGCATCGCCTCACGCGGGAAGACGACTCCGCTCACCGTGTTCGCCGACAACACGCGAACGACGCCTGCGTCTTCGACGAAGGCGACCTTGAACAGCTTCCCGGATTCGGACAGCACGATCGCCGAGCCGTCGAACGTTCCGAGGACTTGGATGTCAGCGTTCTCGAAGTGCTTCGACTTCTCCCGCTTCAGAACCTCTTCGACCTGAACCGCACGGTGCTCGAAGCTACCGGTGGTCAGCTTGAGGATCTCTTCGCGAGGTACGAAGAATTTGTCGGTTGGGAGCATCGGTCGCGGACGGTACAAGTGAGGATCTATGGTGTCAAGGTATCAGAAGAGGACGGATCGTACGAGTTTTCTACCTCCTCCGACCCGCAACAGAGCGCAGGTCCGTGAGGAGTCCCTTCATTTCTTCGAGCCGCGCGACGACGCGCTCGTCTGACTTGATGAGCTTGTTGAGCTTCTCCTCGGCGCGCTTCTCCGCCTCGCGAGAGCCTGCGAACAGCTCCTTCTCCGTGATCGGCCGGTGACGCACAGACCGTGCTGTCGGGCTCAGAAGAATCGAGCCGTCGCGCATCGCGCGGGAAATCTCGGTCGGAGAGTGCTCTGCCGTGGCGTTGGGGTCCTCGCTGCCCGGCATGCCGCTCATGACGGCGTTGGCTGCGACCTGCGCGGTCGCCGCTGAGACTTGGTCACGCGACGCGTCTTCGCCACGCTGCTCCATCACCAGCTCGATGTCCGAGTCGGACATGTCGAAGACCTTCGAGAGAATCCAGTGCAGCGAGACGAACTCGCGCATGCGGTTGGCGAGGTCGGCGCGCGCGTTCCGCACTTCCATCTGCGCCAGCTCGAAGACCGCGCTGGGGACGGTCATGTGGATGTCGTAGTCCACAGCCTGCGGATCCACGTTGAGGGCGGAGAGATGCACTCGACAGACCTTGCGCAGACCGTTCTTCAGCTCGCGCTGCACGCGCAACACGGTGCGCGCAAAGCGGACGTCCTCGGCCGACAGCACGGCGCGGGCAGTACCGGCGTCCTGACCGAGGTACGACTTCGGCACCTTCATCGCCGCGAACATCTTGTCGCGGAAGTACTCGATGTCGTCCATCGACTGCCACTGCGGCGCCCCGAGCACGTCGATGCGTGTGCCGTCGGTGCCCTTGCGCGAGGGAACGAAGAAGTCCTCGTCCTGACCGAGCGGATTGAACTTGAGGTCCACGCGTCCCGTGGTCGGGTTGACCCACTTCTTCTTCTTGTACTGCTGCCGCACGCGGTTCAGGTACGCAAGCGCCTCGTTCGGCGGGAGGTCTCCGACATACACGTAGAACGCGAAGCGCTCAGGCGCGCGCTGGAGCCGGTAGATGAGGGCCGCGTCTTCGAGCAGCATGAGCCGCTTGAAAATCCAGCGGGCCGCTTCCAGCACCGAGAAGCCGTAGACCGAGCGGCGGTGCTTACTGCGCATCCGGAAGTGAACGACCTCCCAGCCTTCGAGCGGCACCACCTTCGGGCCGTACGCACCAGCCGCCGAGTTCTGGCCCATGCTGATGCCGTTGGCGATATTCGAGCTGCGCTGATTGAGCGCCTGCGTGAACTCCGCAGGCGAGTACGCGAACTTGCCCTTGAAGTCCTGCATGAAGCCGAGGAGCTGACCCTTGTCGGCTTCGACACGGCGAATGGTGGGGGGCGGAAGGAAGTTGAGGCCGACGACGCCGTCCTTCGTGACCAGCAACTCTTCGAAGTCGTTCCCGTACTTCACCATCGTGCGGGCGATTTCCCAGATCTCCTCGTCGAGCCGGAGCCGCTTGTGGAAGAGGTCGTCCAGCGTGTTCGCGACGGTGAGGTCGCGCGAGGTCACCCAGATGGTGCGATTGAGCGGGGTGTTCGGCTGCGTGGAGTCGTCCGCGAAGATGTCAATGGCGGTCGAGATCTCCGGGTAGTCGTCCATGTCCTCGTAATCGGAGTACCGATTCAGAAGATCCGATTCGAGTTTCAGGTACTCGGCGAGTGCGTCGTAGCCGAGGTTGTTGAGCAGGTCGCCTGCTTGGCCGGGGAAACGATCATTGGACTGGCCGCGCGAAAGTTGGAGCGCTGCCTGCTCCTTGTCCCGAGCGAAGAAGCCACGAACTTTCGCTGCGACATCTGATGCGAATCCCACTGTCAGCCTCGCTCCCGACTCGTCGCCTTCAGGCTAGGAGTCTCCGTCGCGTCCACCGCCACCGGCAAGAAAAGGTGGCAGCATTCCAAAATCCTGAAGATCCGTGTTTCGTTCCGCTGAGAGGTCACCCGCCATCCGAGCCTGCCGCTGCTCCGGCATCCACGCGTCCCCGTATACAGAAAGTCCGCGCAGAATGGGTAGCGGTTGGTGGGTTCGATCACGCAGCAGGGTGTAGCAAACTCCTGCCAGAGCGTCCGAACAGTCTTTCGAGCCGTTTGGCGGGTGGTCCACCTTCCGGCGCATCGCGTCCTTCTCCAGCTGCTTCAGCTCCTTGGTGAGCACCGGGTAGTCGTAAACGAACAGCCGGTTCTCGTAGAGCGCGGTCTTGAGCGTGTCGTAGGGCTCCAACGAAGTGTCCACCGACACCATCTCCGCGTTGAAGCCCTTCTGCTGGAGCTGCTGGAGCGTGTCGCGCGACTGGAAGGAGTCGAGCGAGACGTTCGTGATCATGTACCCGTGCGCCGACAGCTCGTAGATGAGCCGCCGGATGTCCCCGAGGATGATTTCGTCACCGGCCGGAGGCGTGACCTGAAGGATGAGGTCCACGACGTAGACCGGCGCGCGCTCCATGTACTGGCCGCGATCGGACCGCCGAATCACGTCCACCCACTTCGAGATGTGGGCCATGCAGAACCCGAGCGCGTCGTTTCGAAGCGCCGGGTCGATGTGAATGTGCCGAGGCGCGGTGGGATTGATGATGGGCCGCCGCATCGTCGCCATCGGCCCCATCATCTGCCGCTCTTCGACGTCCCGAATCATCTTCTCCCAGACGAAGGTTCCGCCCTTCGAGGGGTCGTACGACATCACCGAGAAGGGGTGCCGGTTCGGGCCGTAGAGCGTGAGGTCCTGCTGAACCGCCTCGATGATTTTCTCGCGGCGGTGGATGAACGGGCTGATGGCCACCGTCGCGCACCCGGCAAGGTCGCGAATCGCGCCTTCGAGGTCGGACTCGAAGTCCGTCCGGAAGTCCTCGGGCACGTCGATGACAAGGCTGTTCTCGGGAGGCTTCGCCTTGACCGCCTCGACCTCAATCGGGTCGAGAATCTTCGAGGGCGTCTGGTCGCTACCGACGATGACGGCGAAGGTGTCGGTGGAGTAGTTCTCGCGCTTCACGTCCCACAGGGCGTAGTCGCGCACGAAGACCGTGGGGTCGGTGCGCGACGCGCGAATGCGCCGAGCCGTGAAGTCGTCCGATGTCTTCTTCGACGAGACGACGAACAACATGCCGGGCAGTTTCCCCGCCTTCAGGAAGCGGGATTTCATACGACGCTGGATGGAGTTGTAGATGACCTCGGCGTGGTCCACGTACCCCATGCGCTCGGCCTGCTTGCCCTTGGTGGGCATGAAGTTCGTTTCGTCGAGCAGCGCCGAAACTGCGTTCAAGCCGAGGGCTGAGGTGTCCGTCGTCGCGCGAGCCGCCACCCAGATGTTGTTGGGAAACCGAAGCTCCTTCTTGGTCGGCGTGAAGGCGAAATGCTCTTGGAAGTACGGGCTCGATTTGATCTTGGTCGCGATGTTTTCGAACGCGACCTTCACCGCCAGCGCTTCGTTCACCGAGAGACAGATGACCGAGAGGTTGGTGTCGTGCGCGAGACCGAACGTACCGTGAGGATCTTGGAGACAGGAAATCTCGTACAGCACCCGGCAAACGCCGATGGACGCGAAGAAGGTTTTGCCCCAGCCAATGGAGCCGGTACTGATGCTCTCGTGGTAGCCGCCGGAGAACAGCTCGTTCAGGTCGGTGAGGAGCTGCGGGTAGAGCGTGTCGCAGGTCTTCCCGAGGTAGTACTCGTCCTTGACGAACTGCTCCATGCTGACCGGCTGCACCTTGTACTCGGTCTTGTGCAGGGCCTCGTATAGGCCACCCTTCGTCTGTCCCTTCTTCAGCTCGTCGAGCAACACCTCTAGAGCGGCGCGCTCGTCCGGGGTGATGTTGTTCATCTCCTTGCGGAGCAGGGTCTCGATTTCTTCGGAGGTTCTGGAGCTGCGAGAGCGCCCTCCCTTGTCTTCAATCACGGTCCGCCCTCAGAGGACTGAACCTCGATCGGCACGGACACGCCTTCTTCCTGCTCAGCCTCTTCGTTCTCGTCGATGTGATTCTCCCCGGAGGCGAGCGACAGGAACCGCTCAGCGATGCCAAGCAGCTTCCGGCGGGACTCCGGCTTCTCCATCGCCTTGCCGACGGCGTCGTCGTAGCGCGAGGCCACGTCGGAGACGACGCGGGCTTCGATGTCCACCTTACCCAGCTTCCGCTGGTTGACACCGAGATCCATCTCCAGCTCGGAGATGTCGTGAAGAATCTCGCGCGCTGCCCGCATCTCCTGCGTCATCGTCTGCGGCATCAGCTTCTTCATGTTGCGCTCGTGCGCGAGGTCGATCTCGATGCGCTCCATCTGAATCTTGTAAAGCCGCTTCATCTCGCTGAGCGAATCGAACTCCTCGACGACCGTCTGGGCGGCCTTCTCGAAGAAGCGCGGCAGTC